GGGGTGTTTAGGGTCATACATGTCTGGACCAACTAACAAACCATCCCAAGTTTTTTTCATAGTGTTTAATTTATATCTAAATCCACTTATGTCACATATACCATATGCGTTTTTACCTCTTGCGTATGCCATTAGTACCCTATCCTCGGAGTAAGTTTTATACTTGCTCTGTCTCTATCTTCATCTGCAGCTCTTTTAAACGCTTCTTCATACTCCATTTTTAACAACGGAGACTTTTGTGGATTCTTTTTCAATGCTATTTGATATGCTAACCCTAAAGACATACAAGGAATAAATCGACTAGGTACTTCTTGATCTTGTGTAGAAGCAGTAATATCGTCTATTCTTTGTACTCTGTAACTAATAAACTTATAGGTAGTAGCATCATCTGGTGTAGGGTATACGTATAAAACTGGGGTTTCTTTTCTTTCTACAAAATATTGAGAGGGTCGACCTTTAGAAGTTTTATCTGGTATGTTTAAATATTCAGATCTACTTATACGCTCTAAAGTTATGTCACTGTAAGTAGAACTGCTGGTGCTGTCATAGACACGTACGATAGCCTCTAGGACGTCAACATCATAAGAGTTTAAGGTGTAGGAAGAAGTTCCATTAGTGAAATCTAATGAAACCTGTTCTACTGTCCAAAGATTTATACCACGATTGGACCAATCAGCAAACATAATGTTTAATGATCTTCTAGCAGTCCTAGCATCATATCCTGTCCTTAACTCAAGACCAGCAAGTTCATAGGCTTCTTCTATAACCTGTGCTGTGTCTAGACTAAATGTTTTCGTCCCTGAGGTCGCCATGTGTTTAGTACTCTTTTACAACTGTTAACACTATAACGTAAGAATCACCACTAGCGTGTCCAGTGGTAGTTAGTTTTATGTCACCTGTTTTCCCACTTGCTGCTGCAGTATTTTGCAGACCACCCATATAGGAAAAATCTATGTCATCGCTATAATCAGAATTTAAATCCCAACATATAGTGTTTGTACTAGCGTTCCATAATAACTTTACACTCATGCCAAAAGTCGAATAGTTTATTCTATTAACTTTACAGCCTGTACAAGTAGCACCATCCGTGCTTCTTGCAGCTAATGCACTTACATCTACTTTAGTGACAGCTGATTCACCAGTACCATCAGACGTATTAGTAAACTGTATAACAGCTTTTCTATCGTCGTCAACAATCGTTGTTGAGGTTACTGCATCTGCCATATCCTACTCCTATGCGTCTGCGAATGGAGTCACCACAGTACCAGAAGCAAGGTTAATACCCTCTACCGCATACTTGGCTGCACCAATAGCAGTCACTTTGATAACTGTTCCAACTATACCACCTTGAGTAGTACCGTTAAAAGTCATAACATCATTAGAACCACCTGACATAAAAGTTTTACCTGCTGCATCACTTTTACCCATGTACAGCCCACCAACGAATTTATCAGTACCATCGGTTAGAATGTCCATATCTGTAGCAGCAGTTTCTACTACAAAAGTAAAAGTAGCACCCAAATTGTTTAATTGATTTGGATCAGTGTTATCACCTGGATCTGTTGCAACAATACTAGGTAAAGTAAATTTACCATCTGCGTCATTACAAGTTAATATTTTACCTGAGTGTGCTGCAACTGTAAGACTAGTGTCTGCTGTTAAACTAACAACATTCGCATTACCTGCAGAAATAAATCCAGCTAAAGATACGACTGGACCTGAGAAAGTCGATTTTGCCATAATTTTTCTCCCGAAAAATAAGTTTTACCATCTTGGCTTGTCTGCTAGGTCAGTTGGTAAAACAAGTTAATATTCCCTAGACTTTTTATGATATATCACTTCTGCAAAAAAAGAAAGGGAGCTAAATGCTCCCTTCCTAAAGATCGTTTAGAACTTACGCTCCAGGAGATCCGTATATGCCTCTCCAATCACTAAATCCGAAAGAATATCTTTCTCTAGCTTTGTATCGCATATTTCCTGTCTCGAAGTCACCTTCCATGCCAGTTGACATTGCAGCTCTAACAAAATGCTTCATTCCGTTAGGAGCATCTGTTTTAATGAAGAATGCATCTGTATCTGTTAAGAAATGGTTAACTGTGTAACCGTCAGGTAGCATACTCATATTTTTAAGAGCATTAATATCATTGTCAGAAGTTGCGACTCTATTTGGAGTATTCAACAATCTATCTGCAACGAACTGCAGTGCTGGTGGAACGATTAGCTTTCTAGCTTGAACGTTAGTTTTTAAACCACGCTCATCTTTAAAACCTGCAATATCAATCATTGCATTTTCTAAAGAAGTTTCGTTTAAATCCGCAGCAGTGCTGGGTTCGTTAGACTGATCACCAGCTGTTAAAGTTGGATGATCTGTTGTCATTAAAGGTTTGCCGTCGCCTCCTGGGAAGGAAGTTGAGAAACCATTGTTTAGTACATTCGCTGCTTTCACTTGTTTCGTTTGACTCATAGAACGAGCTAACGCTTTGGTGTATCTAGCTGATATACTATCATACAGATTGTCTTCTATAGCTTCTTCTGTGAGAGAGAAAGCTAATGCTACGGTTTCATGTGAATACCTAGCTGTGAAAGTTTCTTGAGCATAGTCGTAAGTGACTGCTGCACCTTCACCTTTCACAGGAGCTTCACCGAAACCTGATAACATAACTTCTTCCTCAAACGCTCTATCTGAATTTTCTGTATCGAAAATTTCAGTATGTTCGTTTTCGTATCTGCTATATTCTAATCCAAAGAGAGCGTTTAATCCAGGCTCTAGTTCTGCCACTAATTGGGCTCTGTTAATTGCCATTATCTATACTCCTTATGAATTACCGAACACAGAAGCTGGGAACGTCACGTACACTCTAGCATATTGTCCAATAGAATTACTTGGCTTATCTGGGAAGCCTACTACTGTCGCAATACCACTAGAGGTTGTTGTTGTCACACCCTCTTTTGATCGACCTGTTGAAGAATCACCTGCAGTTGTGCTGATAGTGTTTGTTGTTCCTATTGATGCTTGTGTAGGAGTACCAGTAGACTGAGCCTCGTAAACAATATCAGGATCAACATAAACTAACGCTTTTGCATCTGCAGAACCTAAAGTAGCAGTATCAGCTGTCCACATCTTCGAAAAGATCTTTTCACCTGACGTTGCTGTATATTCCACTCCATAGAATACGCCTAGAGGAGTACCTGTTGCAGTACCCTGTATAACATAACCACTTGAGAGATTTACTACGTCACCTGAAAAAATCGAAGCATTTGTAGCACTTGCTATTGCAAACTCTTGAGGTCTGATTACGCCACCAGACATATGATATGCGGGAGTGAAACCATCTGGGTCATTAATATTCGCCATTTTTATTCACCTATAATATATATGTGTTAAATTTACCCTAATTATAAAATTAAGATCCTTTACCGAAAGTTACTTTCGTTGATCTATTAGGTTGACTAATAGGCATCGAAGGATTACTTTCTCTCATTAAATCTGTGTCGACAGCATTCATTGCATCAGCAGTCATATTATCAAAATATTCTTGCCTCTCTTTAACTGTCTCCTCAGGTATTCGTGCCAGGATCAATCCACCTACTCCGATAACACCTGCGTGCACACCATCATTAATCGTTGGAGCTTCAAAGTCTGGATACTCTTCAGCACGAACAGGCTCAAATCCTTCACGTAAACGTTTGGACATGTTAGTTCTGTCGTCCTGACCTAATATAGACTCTCTTATCCATCGATGTTTAAATCCTGGTGGGGCAGGAGGTGCATCTAGTGCAGAGGGTTGTTTCCATGGTGTTCTGCGAGATTCATTTTCTCGTGCGTTGGCAGATCTTGGAGTTCGATCTGATGCGACAGGTTCATTTACATTATTAGTATTTTCTTCTGACATTTTTTACTCCTTAATTAGATTTAACATATTTAGCATACTCTTCAAGAGGCACACCGAGTTTTTTTGCAATAGCTACTTGACTCTGTGTGAGTTTAATAGTTTTACTGCGTGCTTTATTAGTTCTAGCTTGTCTTGTAGGACTAGCGACTCTCTGCACGGGAGAGTCAGAAACTTGTTCTCGAGAATCATTATCGGTAATTATTCCAAAATTAGCAAGTCTCTTGTCTAACTCTTCATAATATCCGTCAGTTGTTCCGTCGAATCCTTCTTCCATCAACTCACGATGTATACCGAATGCTGCAAAGGTTGCACCTTGGTTCTGTCCAAACCATGTATTTTTTGCAGCCCAATCTTGAGCTTTTTTATCTGGTACAGGTGCACCAGCATTATTGGGTATGTAAGAAGCTGTTTCAGTAGGTGTTTCTGTTTCACCATCTTCAGCTTTCTTTTTCTTTTGTTCAGAGACTCTACGGAGACTTTCTTTTTCTACAGAAAGTCTAGATAATTTCTCGTTGGCTGCGACAATAGCCTCTGTATCTCCTTTATCAAAAGCCTCTTTGTATTCAGCTTTTGCTGCTTCTAACTCAGTAGATATTCTATTGTCATATTCAGAAAACATTGCTGTATTAGCAGAATCGGCTTTTTTCTTAAGTTTTTCATTCTCTTCTTGTACTTTTTGAGCCCAAGTAATAGCTTCTTCACTTTGTCTTTCTGATTCTCTGAGTTTATAAGTAAGTTTGTTTATTCGTTTTTGAACACCCTCGCTATACTCTTCTTGCTCAGATTTATCTTCTGTAGGCTGTTCTTCAACTACCTCCAGTTTCTCTTTCTGTGATTCTTCTTCCTTTTCTTCTTCAGCAGGAAGTTCTACTTCTACTGCTTCTTCTTTGGCAAGCGTTTCTTCTTGTTGCATGGCTTTCTCCATGTTATATTTAGTAATCCACTGCTTCAGGATCAGGTATTCTAGCTAAAATCTCGTCATCATTTAAAATACGGAGTTCTCCTCCATCTATCTTAAATCTAGCTCCAGCATACCTGCCGAACAGCACCCATTCTCCCTCTTTACACCATGCACCCTCAGGAAACTTTACAGGATCCTTATAAGCGTCTGGTCCAAGAGAAATAACATATCCTACAACTGAGGATATAGTGTCTCTTTCTATTGTTCCTTTGTCTAAAATTATACCACCATCTGTTACTGCTGCTCTTCCTCTAGGAAGTATTAACACTCTGTATCCTGTAGGAACAGGTAGTTGATCTTTTTGTGAAGTAGCTGTTTCTGGTGTCATTTGTGTATCTTGGACTTCTTGTTCCATTTTCTTTTTTACTGCTCCAAAATTATCCACAGTATCTGGTAAAGGTTTACTCATCTATCTCTTTCTCCATATTCTTTTGCAGGTCTATTATTTCTTGTTCGGCAGAGCGAAGACCTGATATCTCTCCAACGACACGTTGATATTGTTCGTGATTTGCAACACCACCTGATGAAAGCGTCTCCTCAAGCGAGGAAATACGATCCCTGTACTTTTTTAATAAGTACTCTACGACTTTAATATAATCCATTAAGGTTTGTGATGTATTCCCTGTGTTGCAGCTCCGACACCTTTAGTTTTAACTTTACCATCAAAAAGACCTCCGTCTTTCATCTCCTGATACATTCCACCACCTTTTAGTTTTTTCTTTTTACTTAAAGCCTTAAAATCTTCTCCTTCTAAAACTTTTGGATCTCCAGCCATAGCTGCAATCTTTTTCTGTTTGGGAGAATACTCCCCATATTTACCTTTTGGCATAACGACTCCTATTTACGTTTTTTAGTTTTCTTTTTCTTTTTAGGTCTTCCTACTTTGCTTCCGTAAGTTCCTGGTCCTTTTGGCATAACGACTCCTATTTAAGTTGTGTTGGTTTTCTGCGCTTGTTGTCAACTGCTCCGCAGCCTTTACTTTGCACAAAAATACCACCGTTTTTTAACATCATAAGACCACCATCTTTCTTTTTAGCAGTTTTAGCTGCATCTTCGAAATCTTTTTTACTAGGTGCACCTTTAGCACCTACTGGTCTTGGCTTTCTTCCTTCTTTTTGTTTCTTGTTAATATTATAGTAGAGACCTTTTTTAACCT